CGTGAGCGGATCATTATCCATGAAGCCGCGCCCCGGCTGCTCTGATCCCTTGCTGACGGCGATCAGCTTGCCGAACAGCCCGCCGCTGAAATTTTCCGAAGCCTTGCCGAAGGCATCCTGGGTGAGCTGCGCGGCGAGGTCCGCATCCGACAGCAGGGCCGAAGCCAGGCCGCCGGCGAGTGCGGCGCGGAAGCACATGGCAAAGCCTTGATCCCAGTATTGCGGATCGAGCAGCACCCGGCAGCGCACCCAGATGGGCGTTATATTCGTGTAGATATTGCCGCCCTCGAGCAGGAAATCGCGCAGCTTGCGCTCGCTCGCTCCCGCCTGGTCGAGAACCGCCAGCGGCGCGCCAATCCTTTCGGCCGGCATGGCAAAGCCATAGGCCCAGCCATTGTCTGGCGTGCCGGCGAGTTGCGCTGGCTTGAAAAGCTTGCGGCAGTCGGGGAAGTCGTAAGTGGTCACCACGCGCGCCGCGATCGCCGGCCAGACCAGATCGACGGTGCCGCCCAATTCCGTTTCAGCATCGATTGTATAGGAGGCTGGCAATCCCAGATGCTGCACCAGCGCGCCATTGACGACGTGAACTTTCGCCTCTGCCGCATCGCTCATGCCAGCCTCCTTGTCGCCCGAAGCGCAAAGCGCGCAGGGGGACCGTTTCAGTTACGAATTATGCGCCTTCGGCATCCACCGCGACGGTGACGTTGCCGGTGGCCGGAGCCGCCGTCACAGTCGCTTCGCCGTAGTTGCCCACGCCGGCCGCCACCGCCATGAACGAAATGTGATCATTCACTTTCAGCTTGTCGCGGACATCGTTGAAATAGCCGGCCGTGATGATGGTGGCCATCGTATCGACGCCGTGGGCGTAGTTGTAGAAATTGACCGGCGGCGCATCGGCCGTGTGAGGCACCGAGGCGTGGAGGACGAGAGCACGTTTGTTGAGAGCCATGGAAATTCTCCTGAAAGAAAAACGCGTTGAACGAAAAAAACCTTTGAAAGAAAAACCCGGACGGCCACGATCGGCCGCCCGGTAGTTCCCCAAGAATTACGGTCCGCGCACCACCGCGAGGATCTGCTTCAGGTGGAAGCGCCGCACGCCCTTGGCCTGCACGCCGATGGCCGCACCCGAAACGCCGGTCTTGGCCAGCCAGGGCGAGCCCTGCAGCTGGGCATGCTGGGTGAGCGTGGCGTTTTCCAGGTTGAACGGGGTTTCCGCCCCCATGGAATTTTTCATCCACATCCAGGCTTCCAGTTCGGTGGCAGCCGGCGAGGCGAAATATTCATCGGGTCCGACGATGTAGGTGATGTTGCGGATCTTGCGCATCTTGAGCCGCTGGGTCTTGGAGAACGGCGCGTTCTCAGGCCCAACCCACTGGCTGTTGGCATATTCCTTGTAGAGGGAAAGCTGCGCATCCCACATCGACGGGATCATGGTGAAGATTTCGTCATCCTCATCCTGGCCGTAGGACATGAGCTCGGCGGCCGCCTTCTCGAAGTGCAGCACGTCCGGCACTTCAACACCGGTGCCGGTTGTCGTGATGTTCACGCCGCCATCGAGCGTGTGGAAGGCTTTCAGGCTGTCGATCTTGATGGTGTCGCGCTTGCGCCGCACCGCCTTGGTGAGAAGGCGCGCCAGGGCATCCTTTTCATTTGGCCCCGCCTTGTAGGCATCCTGGGTGCGCCACCATTCGGCCGCCTCGAAATCCTCCATGGTGAGGCTCACCGTGGAAAGGCCGGGGTTGCTCACAGGCACCGGCTCGATCGCGCCGGTGAGTTTGTACATCGTCGAGCGGCCGGACACCACGGGGAACTTCACCGTGTTGGCCTGCACGTCGCCCGACATCATCGTGTTGTCGAGCAGGCCGCCATGGGCCTGCATGAAGATCGTCACCTTGTCCTTGATGAGTTCCTTGAACCAGGCGGTAATTTGCTGAGACATGATCTATCCTCGCTTTGAAATTGCGTGTGCATTCGCAGTCGGGGGATAGCCAGCCAGGGCGGGGTCCGGTGAAGGATAGCCCGCCCGAAAGCCAGGTCGCGCGTCGATCGCTTGCGGCCATCATGGGGCAGCCGTCGAGGCGTCAATTGTCAGGCCGTGGGCTCCGGGTAGAACTTCTTGTATCTTTCCTCGAGCGCCGCATATTTTTCCTTGTAGTCAGGCGCGTTCCGGTTTTTGTCGAGCGCCGCCATTTCGGCCCGCAGGGTCTCGCGCGTCTCGCCGCCGCCCGGCTGGCCGTGCGCTCCCGGCCCGCCGCCGCCGCCCTGCACCTGGCCGCGCACCCATTCGAGGAACTGGTGGCCCTTGGCTGAGTCACCCAGCATCATTTCGGCATAGTCGGAAACCTCTTTCGGCAGTGCCTTGTTGGTCTGCATGAGCGAGAGGAAGGAGTAATTCTCGTTCATCCGTTTCTGCACCGCCGTATCCTGGTCGGCCTTCGGCAGGGACTTTGCCGCTTCCGGAATGAGGGCTGCCATTTCGGCCGCCGCATCGAGCGGCATTTCCAGCATGCCGGCTTCCTGCATCACGTTCAGCGCCGTCTGGTACATGCTCATCAGCGCCGTCTGCCCGACGCCGTGCTTGTGCGCTTCCTGGGCAATGGCCTTGAAGGCCGGATCGGTTTTCAGGACATCGAAGTGAACCTTGTTCTTGTCATCGATCTTGAAATCCTTGGCGGCCTCAAAATTGAGATAGCCTTCCGGCGTTGCCGGCACATTGCGCGTGGCGTCGCGGTCGCGGTAGCCCTTGAGGTCTTTCGCCGCCTTGGCCAGATTTTCCCCTGTGGTTTTTTCGTCCGCGCCCTTCAAGGCCGGATCAAGTGTTTCCCACCAGCTAGCCGCGGGCGGAGTAACTGGAGGTGTTACCGGCGGCGTCACGGGAGGTGTGACGGGTGGCGTCACGGGAGGTGTTACCGGCGGCGCATCGCCTTCCGGTGCCCAAAGCATTGGCGAAGTGTGCAGGAATTTAATCATCGTCATGTTCCTTTCGGTTGCAGTTCAATCAAGCGCAGGCCTTCGCTCACGGCCTTGCTCACCAGATGGCCGACGTGCGCCCGGCCGCCATGGGCCGCCGCCGCCATCGCCATATTCTCAAAACCCGTGAGGCCCACCGGATAGGGGGCCTGGTCCGTGATCTCATGCAGCCACTTCAGAAAGCGCTGGCCATCGATCGTCGTCGAATAACGCGCCAGCATGATCAGCAGCTGATCATCCGGCCGGAAAGTGTCGGCCATGGCGAGCGGCAGGATTTGCTTCTCGAAATAACCCCAGCCATCGCTTTCAAGCAACGCCTCGCTCACCTCGCGCGCTACATTGCGCGGCGGAATTGCCGGTCCGCTCATGCAGCCTGCCTTCCGCCTTCAACCATGCGCATGGCACCCGCAGCCATTTGCGGCGCCGCCTTGGTGGCCGCTTCGGCGAGCTGCGCCTGCTGCATCTGTTGCTGCAGGGCCTCGCGGATTTGCGCCCGCTGCTCGCTGTCGGGCACCCGCAGCTTCGGCACCTGCAGGCCTTCGGCGATATCGTCGAGCGTGTCGTCGATCATCAGATGCTCCGGCAGTTTCTGCGGGCCGACGAAGGCGGTCACCAGCTCGGCATACTTCGCGATGTTGCCGATCTGCTCGGCGGCGATCGAGGCCGCCATCGGCGAGCGGATGCCGACGCCCACAATCAATTCGTTGAAATCCATCAGTCCACGGAGATATCCGAAGGAATGCAAAATCTCGGCGCAGCGCGGCACGATGTCGGGATGCACTTCGCGCCAAAGCCGCATAAAACCACCAAGGTGGATGTTGGCATTCTGCTGCAGCTGGGCGGCAATTTCCGAAGCCGAGCGCGGCGTGCCGGTGGCCGGCGCCAGGCGGTTGTCCATCAGCCCGTCGCGGATCTGCTGCTGCATGCCCTCGATCACCATGGTCGCCACATCGAGCCGCCCCGCCGCAGGATCGAGCCGCGCCACATCCGGCCCCATGATGCCGCCGGTCGATTGCATCGCCCAGAAGGCGCCAGGCGATTGCGCCGCCGTGTCGGGGTTGAAACCGCTTGCCGCCCTATAGCCCCAGATGCCCAGCATCTGGATTGCCGCCGATTTAAGCGCCAGCTCCTGCGCCTTGTTCACCGTCTTGATCGACGGCATGGCCAAGAGGATCGGCCCGCGGCCGCGGATTTCTCCGGCCACCCGGTAATAGCGCGGCGATGCAAAGGGCTTGGTGCGGGTGATCTCGCTGGTGATCCACTCGTGGCATTCGCGGTCGAGATAGGCGGCAAATTGCCAGCGCCCGTCGGGCAGCTGCCAGAAGTCCTGGTAGAGGCACACCTCGACATTGGCGCCGGTGCCCTTCGCACCCTGCACGAAGGCCTCGGAAAAATTCCCCTTGGGAAACGCCTCAAGCAGTGCTGCCTTCTCCGCATTGCGCTTCCAGCTCGCCAGTGTGGTGCGGCCATAGGCATCGCCGGCCAGTGCCACTTCATCGGCCGGCGGGGCAAAGAAAATAATCGGCTGTGAAGCCGTGCCGCGCATCGGGATCACGAAGCCGGTACCGACGCCGAGATCGATGCACATTTCATGGGTGGCGGTGGAAAGGTCGCCCGCCTCCATGAACGGATAAATGAAATTTCCGGTTTTCTCCAGCTCGCGCTCAAGGCGCTGCAGTTTTTTCGCACCATCCGGCCCTTCCATTGCAAGCGCTTGTTTCACCAGCGCCCCCGCCACCAGGGCCGGCGGCTGCGAAAACAAAAGCCGCTGCAGGGTGCCGGCCAGGTGCATGGCCGACGTTGGCGCCGTCATGTCAAACAGGCGGTCGGCCACCTG